AACGTATTGCTCTGCAAAAGCAAGTTCGTCCGCACCTTCTCAATAAGGCCGTTTGAAGCCACTCGGGTGGCGTTGCTGGCACGGGTGAACGCCAAATCCGCGCTACCGTCCGTAGGCTTAGCAGCATAAATCTTTTGGTCTTTGTATCCGCTAGGGATAAGAACGAGGGAAGCGTCAGAGTAAAACGACATCTTATTGAGTTTTTAGGAAAAAGTAATCATTGATAAAGCAGCTGGTGGCCTCTACTGTTCCGCCATCATTAATCCAGCGCTCGAAGATAGAGTCAGTATAGTCAAACGTGTTGCGTACACCTAAGTCGTACAAAGCATTAGTAAGACACGTCAAGCCCTCGACAACACCACCGTCCGTAGTCACACGGGTAGCATAGTCTGTTGCCAAAATAGAGGCAGCGGTCTTCCTAAAGCCAGTGAAGACGTTGTTGCCCGAGGATGTTATAGAGAGTCCTAGTGATAGCATATCTTAAGCGATGTAGGAGGCCACAGAGCCAGAGGTTACCGTTACAGAGTCAAACAGGCCCAAAAGAATCTGACCAGCGTAGAGTGTCTTTCCAGTGATGGAGTCGCCGTGGAAAGCAGAGAAGCTTACCACTGAATCCTCAAGGGCGTATATCACACGGTAGTACTCATCAGCAACGGGAGAGGACGAGGAGTCCATAACCCGAAAGCCGTTCTGAGCGAACTCTTGCAGCTGGTAGTTGGGTGAGTTGTTTATGTTACTGTACGCCATCTTAGAGGGTGGTTAAGGCCGCAAGTTCATCATTGCTAAGGCGCTTCTTGAAAAGTAGGGCTTGGTTGGTTCCTCCTACCACTTGGCTTGTTGTCGCTATTGATTCGTAAGATAGGGCCATATCTACCAAAGATGCTGGAATTGTTCCGCTTGTATCCGTACCTATTTGCGTACCGTTTAGATATAAAACAAAGTCATTTGCCTTGTACGCAAAAGCGATTTTAACTTGCTGGCTTGTTGCTACTGCGGTAGTAATTCGGGCTTGAAGTGCTGACGAAACCCAAACATTGCCACGAATAGAACCAGCGTCATAATCTAAATAAATAGCATTTGAAAAAGATAACCCACTTTGTCCAATCCTTAAAAACTGCTGGTTGCCAGCGGATACATTTAAATATCCTTCCCAATACAAAGTCCCCTCCGTCTGCCCAATCAGATTAGTAATCCCAGTCTTACTTGCTGCATCAGCCACACGAGTCACTGAAGAGGCTAAGGTTGGGATATAGGAAGTGGCGTAGGATGCACCGACCTCCACTTGGAGACCCCAAGCGAGCACACTTGTAGCGGTTTGGCTATAATTACCTATGAACACATCATTTGTAGGTTCATTAGTGCCTGTAAGTTCTATCCTTACCCATTCGCTGGTCAAAGTATGTTGCACAGATGAACCAGCTCCCGCATATCCGATAGCAACAGTATTGCCTTCTTGACCAGCAGGCGCTTTAAGATATACCGAAATTGTGCTTGTATTTGTAGTCAATCCCGAAATGGTTTGGCGAACATCCTTATTTGCCGAATTGAAAGTAATTAGGTCAGCATTTTGGTATCCGTCAGGGCTTACTGCTTGATTTGCAGTAACAGTCACCCCGCTTCCTTTAGTCCACGCTGCGTTGTCTAACTGCTCCGAGAATCGGGCGCTATTCGTCCGCTGCGGCTCCAACAACAGCTTACCACATCCACCACCAGTGTAGTCGATACGTGGTACGTTGCTAACTGGTCCTACGCTTACTGCTGAGGCTCCTGTTTCAATGTAGTCGGTCATTACGTCTGAAAGCTCGAGCTGCATTCCCCACAAGTACAAATCGGATTCATTTGTCGTATTATTGCCCCTTAACTGAATTCCAAAATTGTCGGTAGTTGAAGTGGTGGCAGTAAATGTGGCCGTAAATCGTTGCCAATCCCCCGTAGCGGTAAGCTCTGACGTTGTTTGCGCTCCAGCAATTCGGAATTGCAAAATTTGATTGCTTCCCGTTGCGCTTTTTGCGTATGCCGAAATAGTATATGTTTGACCAATTGTAAAGGCAAAATCACGTACCAAACCGCTTCTATCTGAAGAAGTAGTGCCTACCGCATCAAAATAAACTCTATCTGCCGTAGTAGTCCCATCAGGGGCAACTGCTGCATTCGCAGTAACTACTGGGGCAGCTGCTGAACCTGCTGCAGTTTTGGCCCAATAAGTGACTTCTAATTGTTCGCTATATGCAAAAAGATTCGTACGCACCTTCTCTATCAGACCTCCGTTAATCACCCGAGTAGCATCGCTAGCACGAGTAAAAGTAATCTGAGAGTTAGAGTCTAGAGGACGCTGTCCGTACACCACACCAGTAGAGTAGCCACTAGGAATCAATACAAGACTAGCGTCAGCATAGGTGTCAGCACCCATCTGGTTCAAATCATCGTACAGACAGTCAGTGTTCTCTAAGGTGGTGCCAGCGATAGCCGTCAAATAAGCCGTGTAGAGCTCTAGAATCTCCTCAGCGGTAAGACGGCCAGCCATATAAGCTAAAACCTTACCAGAGGCCACCGTAGGGGCCGAGAAGAGGCCGTGGAGAAGCGTACCAGAAAGCAAGGGCTTCGACACTAGGTCGTCGCCCTTAGAGGTGGTAGCGCTAACTACAGCGTCTTCTACAACGTAAAGGGTACGATATGTCTCCCCGTCAACAACCATCGACGTTGAGTCAAGCACCCGAAATCCGAACTGTCCGAAGTCTTGGAGCTGGTAGTTAACTGGGTTGTTGAGGTTCGTATACATCGTTACTTATTTTACTTATTCTTCGATAGGAGTGGGAGGCTGGCAGTAGGCAGCACTAGGATTCGCTACGCAGTACTCTTGAGCGTAGAACTCAGCCCAACCTGCGAACTGATGCATTTCCGTTCCCGGCTCAGGCCATACCTTAGAGGCAACAAAGTTTGCTGGCTCTTCGTCTTGCCACAGGATGTCAACAGCCCACTCGGTAGACAGGTCCGTGCACTCACCCGTCTCGGGGTCAGTAGCAAAGCAGATGTTGCCGATTTCGTGGACAGCTACTACTACTTCGCTGTTGTAAGAGGTGTTACCCTCTTCGTCCGTGGTGGAGATTGTTGCTTTGGCCGTCTCCCAAGCTGCTTGGGTAGGGAAGCCATATTTGAAAAACTTCATAGTTATTGTTGTTATTGATTATAAAGAGGTGAGTTCGATTGCTTGTGCATCGGTTAATGCGGTCGGAAATAAAAGCGTTTGATTTAATGTCTGCTGGGCTTCACGACCAGAAAAGTTAAATACAAACTCGTCCCAATTGGTAGGCTGAACAAATGAGCCATCATCGTAACGCTTCACTCCGTCAACGAATAATTTTAGTGAGGTTCCACTCCAAACAAAGCAAGCCTTGTGCTTTTGTGTTGGCGTAAAACTATATAAAGTAGTTACAACGTTTGATTCCTCTTTAACAAAGTGAATAAGTTTGTTCGTTGCGCCTCGTGCTTCATAGCCTAACAAATTAGATGAATTGTCCCCTATGTAATTAGTCGGCACTGAAGTTACCAGTGTTTCAAAAGTGATGTCTTCAATTTCAGTAAACCAAGAACCCGTAGTTGCCCCTAAAAGGCTTGAGGGATTAAAACTAACAGCATCCGCCACACGGGTCACGCTTGTGCCGTAGGTGGGAATCAGCGAGGTTGGGTATGTTGCGCTTGGCTCTGCTTGTGCGCCATACAGATAAATTCCGCTCGTTCCATCGCCAGTATAGGAACGGGAATTGTCCGCATCAGCCAAACCAATAGAAAATAAAGTGCTATTTGCCGCTGGGGTGGTTGCGGTAATGCTTACACGATACCAGCCGTTTGCGTACTCTTCTATTGTTGAACTCGTAGAAGAATCCGTTAGGATTTGGCCCGTGCTTATATTAAAGTAAGTAATGCCCAAACCGCTTCCCGTTGAGGCATTCTCCATTCTTAAATACATAATGTTTCGCCCGTTGGGTTTTACGAATGCACTCAATGTGTGAGCCGTGCTGAATGCCGCCACAATATTATCATACATAACGTGAAATCCGCTTGAGGTATCTTCTGTGAACGTAGAAGCATTCCCTATGCCTTCGGGTGAGGTGGCTTGATTTGTCGCTATCGACCCATTGATTTTAACCCAGTCAGCGGCCCCAAAATAATTTGATTGAGGCAAAATGTTCGTCCGCTGTGGTTCAAGCAACAAGCGAGGACAACCAACACTACCATCTGCGTTAATCGGGTAGTCAAGACGAGGAAGGTTGCTTACAGGACCAACAGATACAGCAGTAGTGGTAGTTGGGATGTAGTCCGTTGCGATGTCGCCCGTTTCGAGCTGGGCGTTTTGGATGTAGACGTTATCTCCAGCACTTACGTTTATGTCCACATCCGCAGCCGCAATGAATATATATACACTCGTAATGCTTCCCGTTAATCCGCTTATAGAAATTCGGTAGTATCCATTCCCAGCGGGTGTAATAGAATAAGGAATGCCGCTACCACTTCCAGCCGTACCGTTTGCTAAATTGAAATACTGGTTACCTATTCCGCTCAAGTTTATGCGTATCCAGTCGGTGGTACCAGCCTTTGCGTAAACGCTAAAAGTAATCGGTGCAGACGCGCTGTACATTTGATATATGTCGCGACTTGAGCCAGCGGTAGGGGCTTCCAGTTTCCAAGCGTTTGTACTTCCGTCGTAGCCGCTTTGTCCAGCCGTTACCGTCGCGCCATTTTCTTTCTGCCAAGCCGCATTGCTAAAGTCGTTTGAGTACGTCAGCAAGTTAGTCCGCACCTTCTCGATATACCCATCAGGTCCAACACGAGTAGCACCACTAGCCCTTGTAAAGGTCAGCTGGCCGTTAGCATCCAAAGGACGCTCAGCGTATACAATACTCGTCTTGTAAAGGCTCGGTACCAACACAAGACTAGCCTGTGCGTAGTACTTGTCAAGCAATGGCTCAATAGCATCCTTAGCGCAGTCAGCAGCTTCAATAGTCGCTCCGTTGTTGAGTCCGTAGGTGTTGATGTACGACCAAACGCTCTCAATGTCTGTAGCTCCAGCTAGGTATGCAGTAACCTCACCAACAGAAACGCTAACAGCGGTGAACAGACCGTAGATGGTCGTCCCCGCATAAACCTGTAGGTCTGTGATGTCATCTCCGATAACGCTCGTAGCGCTGATGGTAGAATCTTGCGTTGCTACCAGTACTCGGTAGTACTCTCCCTCGACGTAAGCCTGAGAGGTGGAGATGGTGCGCATACCGCTCTGTCCAAAGCCCTGAAGCTGGTAGTTCGGTGCTGCATTTATGTTACTATATCCCATAGCCAAAAGAAAAGTTAAAAATCAAACGCAAGGCTATTGCGTTACAAAAATAGTTACTGGTTCAATATCATATTTAAGATGTCGTCACCCTCTTCCTCAGTGAGCTCGGGACGCTGTCCCTGGCGCTGAGAGATGAGTTTGCTTTGCTCAACAGCTTGCTTCTTAACGCGTTCGTCCTTTCTATCTTCTTTTTCTTCTTCCAAAGAAGCCTTCTGCTGAAGGGACTCTGCATTAACCTGAGCATTGATGCCAAGACGCATCTGCTCAAGCTGCATACGAAGAGCGTACTCTTTGTCCAACAGCTCAAGCTTAGCCATCTTATCCGCCTCAATCTTAGCGAGGTCAAGCTGGCTCTGCGCTCCAATCTCAGCAATCTTACCTTGAGACGTTGCCTGCGCTACCTGAGCATTTGCCTGCGCCTGCATCTGAGAGTTGGCCATCGCCTGCTCCTGCTTCTCACGCATACGCTTCTTACGGCGTACAATCAACAGCCTCTCTGCTTGGTCCACATCCTTAAGCTGACGGATAGCGATAGCATCTTCAAGGTTAATCTCGCCAATAGAGATGGCAGCCTGAATGTTAGCTTCCAAGTAAGCCTTGTCTCTGTCGTTCATCTCAGTGACAACACGCACTCCGAAGTTGTACATCGGCAAGTCCTTGAACGAAGACAGCACCTTCATATTCTCAATGCCAACAGCGTTCTCATAAGCCTTGAACACCACCGACATCGGGGGGAGAATCTGAAGACAACGAACTACGTCCTCACATACTCTGCGGAACAGCACCATCGAAGCGTTGGTAATGTCGTACAGCGCGTTGTTGGCAGCAGCGATAGCTTGGTCTCTAACTCCTACAAGCTGCTCTCCCTTAGGAGTTGTGCCATCCACCACCTCGTTGATTCCCGTTGCATCACGAATCATACGCAGGTTGTGGTTGTAGATACCAATCAACTCGTTGATGTTTCTGATGCTGTTATCCAGCGGGCGGATAGGCGGATTCTGGAAGCTTCCATCGGCGTTCTTTGAGCGGTAGTAGAAAATACCAGTCTGCTCGTAGATGTCCTGAATCTCCAAGGGCTGGAGCTCACCACCGCGACCGAGCTGTACGTTCTCAAGACCTTCAATGTCTACAATCAATCCATCGGGCTTGGCCTTGGCGATTGACTGCTGGAGTTTGAGGTGGGTAATCTGAAGCTGGTCAGCGAAGGTGATAATTGAGCTAACCATCGACTTTGGAATCATCCGACGCAGGTTCGTAGCCACAGCGCTGTATGAGAAGCTGGCACGAGATAGGTCGTGTACGTTCTTCGGGATGTTCTTCTTAAGGCCGTAGTCGAACAAGTAATCTGTTCCAATCACATACTTGCCGCCGTAGATGGTGGCGTTCTGCATATACACAGGCTCGCGGTCATACACCGACTGCGTAGGCATCTTGTACTCGTATCCCTTGTAGTAGAATCCTACGTTACCAAAGCGAGACTCCTTCTTCTCGAAGATTATGTCGTCTACGCTAAGGAACTCGAACTCAAGGATAGAGATGGTGTACTGGTCGTATCCGTACTGATATACGCCAAGGGCTGAGTCGTAGGTAGACTCGGACAGCCTATCTGGGTTATTGCCAAACGTATTAGCAACGCTCTGAGCCATCTGCTTGTACTCGTCCTCGGTGAACTGGTTGCCAGCCATCCGCTTGAGCTCCTGAATAGACACCTGACGAATGTGACCCATATACGTACAATCCGTAAGATTGGGGTCGTCGGTGATGCTGTGGATGAAATATGCAGGGTCTACATATTCCTCTTTGATTCCGTAGTTGGGGTCATTGTTGCGCTTAACGACAGCCATACCAACGGTAACCAAGTCTTCAACATTGCGACGATAGATACGCTCGCTAAAGTCGTTCCAGCTAAGGGTGAGGCGAGTGGCAATCTGGGCTGCAATCTCAGCCTGGGTCTTGATGTTGGTTTCAAAGAAAATCTCAGCCTCCTCCGTAGTATCGGGGATGTTAGCTGGGTCTACCTGAACCTGCAGGCCCATCTGCTTGGCCTCTTGGTACAGCTCTTTGTTCTTAATGGCGGCCTTAATCTTGGCCTTCTCCCTGTCTTTCTCCGTTTGGGAAAGGGGGTCGATGGCTTCGATATTTGGCGTAGGGTCGGTAGAGAGAATCTTATTGACTACAATCTTTACGAACTTAGGGATAATCGGTACTGGAGACCAGTCGATAGAAAGCAGAGCGCCATCCCCGTTGTTAGGGTCAAGTGACGTTAGAATCTGCTTGTAGATGTTAACATCTTGCGTTCCGTTGGCGTAGTCTCTGTTAATCTGAAACTCCTTCCAACGTACGTTATACAAAGAGCCAGTAGTGTTGACTCCACCCCATTGAGCATATACGCCTTTCGCATATTGCAGTCCGTATTGCTTCGTGACCTTTCTGGCGTGGTTAGCCAACGGGTCAGGGAAGTTTACGGTGCTACTCAAGTAATTGTAATCCGACATATTATAATATCCGTTATAGTGCAAATATACAGATATATCTAACGCCTGATTTCTCGTGCCTTACGAAAGAATACTTTGTTAGAGAAGTCAGCCTTAGGCTTTTCTGCGGCGACCTTTTGGGCAGCCAAAAGAGCAAGCCCCGAAGAAATCGTCAAGTCAAACTTCGTTCGGTCGTCAATCTTAAAGTTAATCCAATCCTCCAGCGTCCTGTTGAAGTACATCTTCCCATAGTTTCCCGTCTCATCATTGATGCCCACGTGGTGGTGGATGTAGGCCTCTACCGCCTGAGCGTGTGCTTGGATAACATCTTGGCTGTTGGACGGGATACCCTTGGTCTTGACGTTATTATGGGAGTTGGCAGCGAGGAGGTGGGCAGGCCTATCCATAAGGTATCCGTCGTAGCCCCTTGACTCAAAGTATCTTACGATACCATATTTGTTGTTCTCCACCAGAAGGGGGAAGCCAAAGAAGAAAGCTGCCATCAACACATCCTCATAGAATATCTTAGCCAGCGGTGGGCGTGAAGCATACTCGGCCACGAACATATTCGACGGGTACTGCATATTGAACTTAGTCATTATATGGCAGGCTCCTTTCGAGGCCCTTCCGTCGATGGTAGCGTCAAGGTCATAGGAGTCGACTCCACCACATCCAAAGGCATCGTTGGGGGCTACCTTCTGTCCTCTGTCAATCTTGATTCTATTCTGAAGCTCAGCGGGAGGCATCCACGTAATCCTCCACCTTCCGTTAGCATCGGGCTTGAAGATGACCTTGGTATCCTGAACTCCGTTCTCCCAGTGGAAGTTTCCGATAACAACAGGATTAGGAAACAATTCATCATTGTACTGAATCTGTTCGTATATCTTGGCGATGTTAAAAAGGCTCGTCTTGGTAGAGTCGCGGAACGCCTCGTCAGCAGTAAAGGGAAACTGACGGATGAATTCGTTGAGCTCGTTGCTGTCATTAACCAGCGCCTTTCTCTCGTTCTTCAAGAACGTCTTAGCCCCAACCTTAATGATGTCGCCATCAATACCGATAATCGGTGTCTCTGGGTCGTCAATAACTGGGTTGCCGTACTTATCGAAGAAGCCCTCTAGCGCCTCATACGCAGGGATAAAGATTCGGTATAGTCCGCTCTTTGTTCTGTCGTTCTCGTTTCTATCGGAAGTATCAGAACTCTCGTACATCTTTCGGTACTGGCGGCCTCCTTGGTCAAGAGGGTTTACCGTTGAGCCCACCAACGCCTTACCGATAATCTTACGACCAATCATCAAACAGGTCTTATGGATGCGCCACGACTCATTGACATCCGTCGGCTTCACCCACTTGCCAGCCTCATCGAAGAAGAGCATATGCGTCTTGCTTCCGTCGTAGGCGTTGTTGGTGGTGTTCTTCCAGTTGATGATGGTGTCCAGTGCCTCGCCAGCCTGAGAGGTCTTGTTGTTCTTGGTAATCCTCTTAGCAGGCTCGCGGAAGGCAAGCTCCATCCGTGGGTTGGTAGTACCATCCTGAATAGGCTTGAAGAAGAACGGGTAGCTACGGAAGACGGGGATGACCTTGCTCATAAAGACAGCCTCCTGAGCATCGGGTCCCGTCTTACTCATAATACCCAGCAGCTTTTGCTTTACCTGCGTGGCCTCATCCACCAAGATGGCGCTACACATATTGGTATAACCAGAGCGTCGGCACTTGACATATAGCTGGCCAAAACTCCTCGGGTCCACCTCGCAAGCCATCTGATGAAGGAACAGCTTTCTCTGGAAGTCAAGATAGCTAGGGTATCCAATATCAATCTTGCTCCACTGAAGGAACATATAGTGGTGACCAGTGATGTAGGTGGGAACGCCGTTGTTGTAAAACCACACGCCGTTTCTCCTGCGCTCAAACTCCCTGTCAATCAAAGGTGAGTACCTGTTCTGAAACTCCCTAGGCATCTCCCTCCAGTCGTCCATTGACTTAATATCCAGCAGCTCCTTGGGAAGCTCAATGCGCTTCCACATCTGGTCCTGCTTCTTTAGGTTGTAAAACAGAATCTTGGTGCGCTCTGGTTTTTTGGGAAGCTGGATGTGCAGGTCGGCAAGCTCAATAATATCCCCTTCCGTCCCGTCAGGACAGATGTTGATAATGGTCTTGTCCTTGATGATATTTAGTCCAGCCATCAGGACTTGAGTTTACGCTCAGCAAAACCTCCTTTGAAGTCGCTATGCTGGGCAATCTCTCCGTCTTCGTCGAGTGTGCGTATCATCTCCTCGAGCTTCTGGCGCTCCTGAAGCAGCTCGCGGCAATCCACCACGCTCTGCTTGATGGACGACAGCTCCGCCTTGCGAGCAGCCCCAACGATGTCGGGGTCTACTGGCTTCTTTATCTCTTCAATGAGGCCACTGATGGCCACCTCCATAGATTCAAGCAGCTTTCGTGCTGCGTCAACTGTGGTGAACTTACTCTTGATAGCCATCGACAATAGCAATTAGGTGGCTTACATTCATACGCCATAGCTTCTTGCCTTCAATCTCCATCTCGTAATCTGCGTCTTTGGCGAAGTAGACAATATCTCCCCTTTTAACGCCAAGCTCCTCAAGTGCTGGTGAGTCGCAGTAGATGCGTCCGTATCTGTTAGGCTGTTTCTCGTACTGGACAATCTCAAGGATAGAGCTCTTTAGCTCGTTGGGCTGTTTTACGGGCTCTACAAGAATCCAGTCAGTGAGAACCTGAAGGCCATCGTCACTCTTATAGGCGTAGCACTGGGTGGAGAACCCGCCGTCTGGGTGGAACTTCACCTTATAGTTGCCATCACCCATACTGTTTCCCTCATCCATAATGACGTGGTGGTGGACATAAAGGGTATCGCCAGCTTTAACGCCAGTTTTATACTTCAAAGGAGTAGACACTACGGTTCCGTAGGGGACACGATGCTCAAACTCGTTGAACTTCGTCTCGATGTATATCTCTACATCGCCTATCTTTTTGGTGTCTTGTACTCTTTTGGGGATATGTATTAGGAAGTGTTCTAGGTACTGCATTTGTTTTAATTAAAATTCACAGGAGAACTCTACAATCACTGACTGGTGCTGGATACGCTTCCATAGCATAATGCCGCGTGAGTCTTTAATGTAGATGTTATAACGTTCTTTTCCGTGGGTGGACAGATAGCGCTCGTCAAAAACGATAGCGTCAATCTTTGAGCGTCCTACGTCCTGACCTATTACATAGGCAAGACCTTTCAGTGGGTCAGTGCCCACGACGATTTTTCTAATCAATTCCATTTTTTAATTATTTAGCCAAAAGTCGATGGACGACGTGTCATTGTCGTTGTCATCATCATCTTGGTAGTTTTTGTTTAGGAAGTCTAGTACTGTGTTTAATTCATTTTCGTTGTCTACCTCTAGGCGAGAGACAGCTTCTATGGTGAAGAGTCCGCCTTTCTCTTTTACGATGCCAACTGTGCATACCATTAGAAGCTCATCAGTAAATCCCATCTCTTCCGCAAGTTCCGCTATATCGTCTAGCTTCGCTTGAGCTCGGATTAGGAAATCCATCTTAGCCTCTTCTTTGGTCATTACAGCTTGCGTAAGTGGAATACGCTATACTTGTTTAACGTAACCGAGACAGAGCCAGTCTCTTCTGCTAAAATCGAAAGGGTGTCTCCACTAGTCAAGTTCACAACCGTTGACTGCGTAACAAAGTGGTCTGTTCCAGAGCCAAGCGGTGTTTCGTTTATGTTTACGGTGCTTCCGTTTATGTCAAAAGAAAACTTAATTTGAGCACCAGAGCCGCCACCAGTTAAAATACTTGCCCCAAGGGTTACCTGATAAACACCATCAAAGTTTACACGAACACCATCGTTGGTACCTCCGTATGGGCTTACAAGTGTATAGGTTGTGCTTGCAGCACCAACTTCAGTGGAGTCCGTAGGTCCAGTAGCTACGCCAGCAAACTCAAGGTACTGAGGTGAGGCGGTAAGCACAAGGTCTGCCGCGGTGCGGGCAACAAGCTCAGGAGCCGACTGGTAGACCAGCGGGTTTATGAGGGCCGACAGCGAAGAGTAGTCAATGCGCTTCCACGTAGTAAGCGATGCATCGTAAATCAAAAAGCGGTCACCAGAGGCAGGGGTGCCAATGTCAGATAGAGACGATGGGTTAGCCATACGAACGTCCGAGCCAGAGACAGCAAGTGGTAGTGATGCTGTTGTTAGCGCTCCACCAGAGAATGCGGCAGCATTAAGCGTGCGCTTTACTACTTGATTGGAGCCGTTAAGGAAAAGGGCACTCGTTTCCGTAGTTCCTGTTGCTGGGACGGTAGGGAACTCCAGTGTTCCATTGATGCCCACCTTGTTGGTGGCGAGCTGCAATGCGGTAGCCACTCCATCACCAGACTCTACGTTTTTAAGGGTGGTGGTGGCGGTGTTGGTTGCTAGCTTAATAAGCGAAGCAAACGCATCTTTTACCTTTTGGCCTGATAATGTTGCCATATTGAATACTTTTGTACAAATATAAAGTTTAATTCAAGATGGCTAAGCACACTCGAAAGAACAAGAGTAAGATGTTCCGAGAGTTCAATAAGTTACCTGAGCGTAACATCACACATACTGGACTCAAGCACCTCGGTATTGCCTACACATACTTCAGAAAAAGATTCGGCCTAGGCCAAGGCCACGTGCACCTTATGCTGTTGGTGTACGACCTTGAGTTCTTCACCACCGACCACGCCTGTAAGGAGATGAAGATGTACAGGGGTATGTTCTACAAGCGCCTTATCCTCCCCCTTGTGAGGGAGGGTTATCTTTACCATCACTTTCGTCAGGGCAGCCCTGGGATTATGACTATGGAAGAGATGCTATTCCGTGGGGAAGGACAGTTTAACTATCGCTCACGGATGGCGCTATCCCAAAAGGGGAGGCTGTTGGTTGGTAGGTTCTACCGAGCGGCAGAGACTGGCATTATGCCAGACAACCTAGACTACTGATGTTTGGTGATGACCTTAAAGGGCATCTCTAGGGCAGCGTCCTTATGGGGGACAAACTTCCCTTCGTGGGGCATAAGGTAAAACCTTCCGCCTTTATTCATCCAATGGTAGCCCTCTGGGGCTTTTACCATCACTCGCTGGGTCTTACGCTTGGCCTTCATTGATTAGTTTGTTCACTGTTAGTAAACTCTTTAAGCCAGCAGCGACGCGGTCCTTGCTCACTCGCTTGACCCCGTTGGTGTTGGCTACTCTTTTCTTCGCGCTCTTTGCCATAATCAGCTTCCGCAGGCCTCGCAGTCCTCGGGGTTGTCAATGTTGCACGTAGGTTGCTTGGCCTCTTCCAATTCGTTTAGCCAGCTATCGAAGTTATTGTCGCTCATTTCTTTGCTCTGTTTTTGGATGCAGACATCATTCTGCGTTCTGAATGGTCGAAGTCAAGGCCGTCTCCGTTTCCGTAGGTGCCCATCTTTCTGTTTACTTTATTGAGGAAGGCGCGGTACTTCTTCCGCTCGTCGGAAGAGTGGTACTCTTTATTATAGGCGTTCTTCTTCTCGCGAGCTTCGTCGTTCTCGCGGAAGTACTTAGCTGATTTGGACAGCTCCTTTTTCTTAGCTTTCGCCATAATGTCCTCGTTCGTTTAGATAGTCAAGTGCTCGTTGTGCGTTGTCGGGGTTGTCCTTTAGGAATCCTAGAGAGCTGTTGCAGTTCTTGCACAGCAATCCCCTGAATTCTTTAGTGGCGTGGTTGTGGTCAATAGCGCAGGTATCAAGCTGAATATTCTCCGTGCAAATTACGCATTTACCTTCTTGTTCTTTGTAGGTGTGCTTTACGACTTCGGGGCTGACCTTGTGCCTTTTGCATCTACGCTCGAAGGTCCACTCGGGCTTGATGGCGGCCATCTTCTCAGGGTTCTTGGCCTTCCACTGCTTAAACACCTCGTAGTTGCAGGACTTGCACCTGTTGCCAGGTTTATCCTTATTCCGTCCGTGGTGTCTAAACTCACCAATGGGCTTCTCTGTTAGGCAGCCCTTACAGAGACGCTGTTCCATTAGTCCTCGCTATAGTAGCACGCCTTCACCTTATAATGGGTGGGCATCTTGCCACTAGCTTTCACTGCTGCTTCAAGCTGTTTAACTGCAGAGGAGAGGTCTTGGGCTTTGATTTCAATCTCATCGCCCATCTCGTCCATCTTACCTCCGTAGTTGTACTTCTTAGCTTTCATTACTTCTTCAGCATCTTGAAGTCAGAACCAGTAATCTTTCCGTCCTTGTTGGCATCGAGCTTAACCTGTCCTCCCTTGAGGTATTTAGCCATACCACCTTTAGCGTACTTCATCATACCGCCACCCATCATCTTCTTAACGGGACGCTTTACGACTTTGAATCCTTTGGCGGCAAGCTCCTTATCGAACTTGGCAAGAGCTTCTTTACCTTCTGGCTTAAGAGCGTTGCGCATCTCGGTAAGGTTCTCTGCTTCGCGAGACTTAGCGTTAGCGTTGAACTTCTGGTCAGCAGTCATCATCTTCTGCTTCTTGGGGTCGGGTACAATAGGAGACATTCCTCCCTTGGCGTACATCTTTTTAGCTTTCATAATAGCAAAAGTAATTATTTATATGGAACGTATTTTGTCTTACCCCCTTCGCGGTACGCCTCTAGGACTTGATTTCTATTGGCCCCCTTTCGATATCCTACGTGCACCCAATCGCAGTCTCCGTCTGCACGCTTAAACTCCATTATGAGTTGGTCAAACTCTAGATTGTCCTTAATAAAGTTAAAGACATCCTTATTGCGTACACCATTTCCGTGACCATCTTGGTCAAGGTCAAGTGCACGACCATTGTTATGGTCAGAGGTAGCACTGCCTCCAATAGCCTTATTCAAAGCTGCAGAACGATACCCACTAGAGATAAAGATGGGCACACCAAAGTGCTCACGAACCTTATCAAAAACATCCTCACAAATGGTCTTAAGGTTCTCTAGGTGTTCTGGGGTTGGTTCATTGCTAATCCCTTTACGCTTGGCAGTGTCACTACGCGTTACCTCTGCCAGGGATACATACTTGCTCAGTTTCATAAGTTGTCTACGTTTTGTTTTGTAAAGATAGGAAAGAAGCTGTTTCTCTTTCTTAAGGGAAAAATATTAACAATGCTTGCAAATGTCAAAAATATCGTGTAACTTTACGGTCGTAACGTCACTACGGGCAGAACATCCTCAACATATACTGCCTAAAGGGGGCCCCCACAAGGCCCCCCAAAGAGGCAGCCAGAACAATCTTTTGCCCTCCAGCAGGCTCGGACTTGCCAACGTCCCTTCGGGTCCGAGCAGTCGACCTAACAATGACAAGACGTGAGACACGGGCAAGAACTGTAAAGTCATTTTACACCATTCTCAACATACTGCCTCTCATTTCCAGCATCTTACAACCAACAAAGAAGGGTAACAGCATCTTATCCTAGCAAAATTTGCCTGCGTTCTGTTGTATAACAACTAAAGCTGTCACTCACCTAGTGTGGACTCGTTTGAAAAGAGAGTTCTATTTAGAGTGGGGAGAATATATACTTAAAAACGATTGGCTTAGCAAACCGAAACGAAATCCAGAACCCATCCCCCTTACGCACGTACCCATAGTTAGAATAAATCCAGCGTTTTGCTACTACCTACAGCCGTAGACCCATAGGAACTACCTATCAGATACAGACATATTCCCCAAGTATCTATCTATTAGCGATAGGGAAAACCTATCAGAAGTCGCTGATGTAATTGCTAACTACCTGAGAATCAGGGGGAACAATAACCCCTCTAATATCCCCAATAGTCAACTCCTATCAACCACTACCTTCCCAAGGCTTCATTCTCGCGAGGCCATAGGCTTTGGCTATCAGGCAATAGGTAAAAACTATCGATGTTGCGAATCGTTTTCGGCGAGGTTATATTACGCGCTGGGGTGATGTGCGGGTTATGTGCAGGTGACGCTACCGTGTGTCTGCGGACGCGTGCGCACGATAGTCAATAGTAATTCTAAACAAAATATAGTTGTTTCTCAACTATATTTTTTAAGAATTATTCTATTGACTATTTCCTACGAGGAAGCCCTATCTTTGCCTCGAATCCCACCAAAAATCGTGTTCCGATGGCTAAAGTAAAAAGAAATACAAACTCGAACTACACTCACAGGTTTACCCCTAATAGTAGTAGTGTATATCAAGAACAGATATACATTAGCCATAAGTTTACTAAGTTCAAGACCAAGTTTCGTACTAAGTGTTTTGATACAGGTAGTATCCTTGATGCAGGAACTATTGTAGCCTTTGATGTACTAAGTCGTAAGGTGTTCTCTTTGAATAGTCCTACTTATGCTTACTACTTAACGTCTACTTCTCGTTTAGTTCGTGGAATAAATTGGGCTAAGGTATAGTCCAAGGTAACTAAAGGTGTTGGTACAGCCTTAAATGTACTTAATTGTTTATTTTTTTTCTTGTAATTCCTAATTGTTATGGAAAATCGTGTTGTTCTTTCTTGTGGTACTGAGGTTGATGCTTCTGAGGCTATTGAGATTACGTCTGGCTTTCATAAAGGTGAGTTCTTTCACGTTGATGATGCTATTGAGATTACCTATGGTTACCTACGAGGTAATATAGTACCTAAGGATGATACTATCTATACTTATGATGATGAGGTAGTTATGTCTGATGATGCTATCTATTGTGAATCAGATGGTGAGTATTATGCTGATTCTTCTGACTTAGCCTACGTTA